CTACCATCTGAACTTTAACTGCATTCAATCTTTCAAGTCGTTTTCGTTCTGCTTTTCTCAATTTCACGTTAGTAGATAACATTTCAATTTGAGAATTAATCATATCAAGACCTATTGACATGGCTTTGACATCTCTTTCGATACTGCGTTCTACACCCATATTAGCCTCCAAAAGCTATTGTTATTCCGCCTATGATAAAATTGCCTACGATCATAAGACCGTAGGTTGTTGCGATGAATTCCATTATGCAGCCTCCGCATATTCAATTGCTTTAGAGAGTGCTTGACTCTTCCGAACTTGGTTACCGCCAAACCATGAAGAATAAAGACGGTTGTCTGCATTACGACCCTGTACGTGATCGGTAATGAACGTGACAGAGTTGAATGCCTGCCACCAGCTACCTTCGCCATACTCTGCGCCCGGTTGAGTTTCCAGTACATCGAAGGCAAGTTTAGCATTACGTGAAAGAGTATCAACTGCAAGTGCTTTACCTTGTACACGCTTGTCTGCCGTACGTGGGAAGACTGAATTTAGATACTCAATGTATGAGTCTTGAGTGAAACGCTTACCAGCCAAGAACTTTGCAACTTCACTGTACTGTTCCATTTTTGCAGTAGCAATACCAAGTTGTTCTTTGACTGCATGAGCATCAAACTCTACACGGTGACCGACTCTTACAGAACGCTCTGACTTAGACTCAAGTGAGAAGGTCAGAGTGTTGTTACATACTACACGAATTGGTGTAAAGCGAATGTCAATCGACTTGCCGTACTGGTGTGGATTTGAGAACAACAAGTATGAGTCAACACGATCTCCGCCAAGGATCTCGAATGAGTCCTTGACTTTTGCCAATGCCCATACCATTTGTCCATCTTTTAGAGAACCAGCAGTGTGCATTTCCATATCACCTGCCATTACATACTCTGAAAAGAATTCGAATGCCTGTTCGTTCTGAACTGGATTCCAGTTCTCACCGACATTAGTCAGAATACGACCGTCAGTTTCACGAACAAGCGACTTCAGACCTGTTGGCATTTTCTTACCATCGAATTCAATGAATGATTCGACTTCGCGAACTTTCCAATCAAGTCCTGCTTTTTCCTGCATTTGCGCTGGAGTGAGATCATTTGAGACTGGAACACCCAGTCCATGCCAAGGAACCTCACCTGCGTATGCCATTGTTTCTACCATATGTGCCATAATATAAACCTCTTTTTTCATTTGATAGATATATTATATACTATTTTCCCGTAAAAGTAAACAGTTAATTTGCATTTAATTGCATTTTTTTATAATTTTTTACAGCACCAATTACCATGTTTGGGTATTCTCCGAGATAAGTGCCAGCTTCAAGATCACTCTTTGTAACGAGATGTTTATGAGGATGATCGACATGATCGTAGTTTTCAAGTAGCCATTTTGCAAGCTCATCGAACTCTGCATCAGAAATTAATGGCTCATCCTCTTTATAATATGCGTATGCACACATCAAATACTTAGCAATTGGGTTCTTCACAGATTCTCTCCTCTACTGCTTTAATATGTTTACACTTACGAAAGGCAATACATGTACAATCAAAGCCTGAGTCATACATACCGACCAGATATTGATTGCCTTTACTGCCTTCGATCTCCCATTGGACACCCACGAATGGATGCCCTTTGGTGTTAATGATTTCTGATTGATGCGCCATTAGATAAACATCAACACTGGAAGTGAAGCCATTGCTAAAACAAATAAAACACCAGTAACATATTCACAAAAAGCCATTCTAAAATCTCCTAAAACCGGATTGCTGCTAATGCACAAGCAGTCTCGCTTGCTTCGATACCGAACTGTTCAGCTAACATGCGCTGAAGATCTACATTAGGCGTACCTTCAGGTTGTGACATGCAGAATGCAATGATAAATTTCCAGGTATCATTGTGATCTGGGTTTTGAAATTCAAATTTAATCATACTGGGCTCCTCTTCCTTTTTGATTATAGATATATTATACACTATTTTTTCGGCAATGTACACAAAAAAATGCATTTTGTTTTTAAATGAAAACAACTACTTATAAAATAAATGAAATTTTTTTTACAGGAAAAAGATGAAGACTATAGAACTTGATTACCCCACCCGAAAACTTTTGGATTTTACGGAAAAGTGTAAAGAAAAGGGATATGTAAACAATAGTTCATTATCTAAATTAAGATTTGATTGGTGTCTAGATAACGGCGGAATGTGGTATGTCACAATTGTAAATGATGATTATATTAGCATGAGTGGGATACATGAGTTTTTAGATGGATATAGATGTTTATATCGAAGTGTGCAACTAGAAGGTATAGCAAATGTTGGATTAAATATGCAGTCCACAAGTTATTGCTGGACGCAACAGCTTCCTTTACAGGTAAAATACTCTGGATCAAAGCCCATGTATATTACCACAAATATAGGTAAAAACACACCAGATCATATGTTAAAAATAGATAAAATTATGAAAATTATGAAAAAATATAGCATGGTACAATTTATAAAAACTGAATTGATTAATGGAGTTCAACAAAATTTATGGCTATTAAACAAAGACAAAATTTAATCATACGAACTACTGGTTCAACTGGCGCTGCGAAAGTTATAACACATAGTTGGGATTACATAGATTCTATTGTTAATAAATCTATTAATTTGTTTAATTTGAATAATAAAGATAGGATTTTAAATTTATATCCATCACATACTATTGCTAATTGGACACTTACTTCCTTACCTGCTTATAAAGTAGGATGTGAAATATATAATATCCCATGGAATGTATATGACTTTATAAAAATAGTAAATGAATATAAACCTACTTTTATTGGCATAGTGCCATCACATATAAAACTTTTGAGTAAAACAAAAGGGTGGAATGATTTAACATTTTCTGGATGTAGAATAAATATTGGCGCTGATAAGGTGACTCAAGAAGATATAGATTTACTTTTAGGTAAAGGAGCAGAAATTGTTTATCATACGTATGGAATGTCAGAAATCCCACCGCCATTAGCCTATTCAATTAATAGCGAATGGCTAGATTGTGATACGATTGAATATCCATATTATTTTAATGATAATGATGAACTTTTTATTAACGGTATAAATACACACGATTGTTTTAAACGCAAACAAAATAAAATGAGTTTTAGCGGCAGACAAATGCTTTCTAGAAAGACTTGGAAAAATGTATAAAAATTTTAATAAAATATATCCAAATGATTTTCAATTTAATCATAGTGATCAAACAGCTATTATTTTACCTGAATCTAAAGAACATATTTCATATAATACTCTAATTGATAGGGCGACAGCTGCATCAAATATACTAAAAGAAAAGGGTATTACCAGAAAAAATAGGGTATTAGTTAAATGGGATAGTAATTATATACCAGAACTAATGGGTATGATAAATGTTTGTAGCGTCACTATTATTGGTGATGTTAGTACTTTTGAATTACAATATTTAATTGAAAGAGGTAAATTTTCTGCAGAACTTTATGATTGGAAAAACCTTAATAAAATTGAAAATAATGGCATAGAAGGATGTGATGAAAATGAAGGCCTAGGTATTATATCATCCGGAACTAGCGGCCGTGATAGAACAATTGTAAGTGTTCCCAGAACTAGGTTTCATTATTGGGCATTTAATAGTATGAAAATGTTTGGTGCCGATACTAGATCATTGGTGGTTGTATCTCCCGTATTCTCTGCAGGTTCATCTCATCTTATTTCAACATTATTAAATGGCGGTACCGCAATTATAGCATGTGGATTTTTATATCATAGTAGTGATAATCTTAAAAATGCTATGGATTATAGACCAAATCATATTCATGGAGCACCGACAACTTATAGATTATTAATGGATTTAATGGGCGATTCATACAATTATACATTAAAACATTGTAGAATTACCGGATCAAAAAGTGATATTAATTTATTAAATAGAATATTTGATGAAATAAAGCCGGATTCAATAAATTCTGTTTATGGTACTAATGAAAATGGTCCAGCATTTATTAATATTATGAAATCTAAGAATGATATTGATGAAAGTATCGGTATACCCGATGAAGGATATGAATATAAAATAGATGAATCTAAACAAATGTGGATTAGAGGTGGATCTGGTGGGGAGGAATTTTATAATACAGAAGATTTAGCTGAAGAAAAAGATGGTAAAATTTATTTGATAGGTAGATCTGGTGATGTGATTATTAAAAATTCCTATTGTATTATTCCTAATGAAGTAGAAAATATATTAGAAAAATGCAATAATGTAACTGAAGTTGTAGTATTTGGAAAGCAAACTGAATCAACTTCTAGTAAAATCTGTTGTGTATATACTGTTGATAAAAATTATATTAAAGGATCAATAGAAATACACGCTAAAAATTCATTGTCTAAATATAAAATTCCGGAAGAATGGAATATGGTTGATGTAATACCAAAGACAAAAAATGATAAAATTTCCAGAGCAAAACTTTCAAAATTATTCTAAACTTCTTTTTATAAGTTGTAATCATGGAGCCGGAGGCCATCGTTTAGGTAGAATTGTAAGTTGTTCCGATAAGGTATATTGGTATGCGCATAAATCAAATGGGTATACTCCATTGGATTTACCAAAGCAAGATATATGTTTAGAAAGAAATATTGCAAGTCATCACTTTGATAGAAGATTAGCAGATAATTCTATGGTACCTGCTATAGGAGAAAGAATAAGTCTTTTTTGGGATGATGATGAGTGGCTTAATAACTGGAATAAAATTATGAACACGTTGGTTATACCAAATCAATATTTAGTATTTGTATTGCATGAAACTCCTAAACAATTAAGAAAATGGTTTCCTAAATCATATATTATTAATCTTATTGATACTGATGTTGAAAATAGTCTTAAACGACATTTAAGATCTAGTTCTAATTTTAGAATAGATGTAAAACACCATGGCCAAAAACCGGCATATAAAAATAAACATCAGTTGGATATTGATTATTGTTTATCAAAGTCTATCAGTACTATGAGAAAATTATGGGAATATCAAAACCCACATAAAGATTATGTAGATAATGAAAGACAAAAAATGATATCACTTAATCATGATAGAATTAAGCAAATGTCGTTTGCTAATCACAGCACTTCCTGGTCAAACTTTAAATTGCCAAATGAATTTGATGTAGATATTGATGCATTAAAAAAGCTTAGTCTTTAATATGCTTTTAAGACCTAAAGCCTCTATATTAAATTTAATTAAAGTCTGCAATGCATTCTTATTCACAAATGTCATAAGAGTATCTCTATGTCTATCTCCTTCAGCGCCTATTAGCCAATTATAATTGCCAACTTTTTTCTGAATTTCCTTCACAGCCTTAGGATCTTTGCTCATTTCTCTTAGTGCATCTTGCAATTTTTTTGCGTTAGGATTATCCTTGCGAACCCACAAAGCCTTTTGTAATCCATCTCTAAAACTCTTTACGAGTTTATAAGCATTGTAAAATTCACCTTCAGGTTTTTTACCATACCATTTTTCAAAAATTATTTCAAACTGATGGCCCGGATAATTCGGATCGTCCGCGTGACTACCATTGGGCTGCAATATTCCATGATGAAACCATACTTCAGCATTTTCATCTGGCACGACATGTTTCTTAAACGCAGCTGGATTTTCACGAGTCGCGTTAAGTTCACCACGTTTAAAGGCTAATCGTCTTTCTCCACCTTTCATACCTTTGACCCACACTACATTTTCTTTAAAGCATTTGATATACTCGTCAACTGTCAGATTAGGACCACACAATAGCATAGTCATTGCATAAGCTTCTGGTGTTTGTCCTGAGCCCGCAGAAAATTTAATTTTTTCTTTAGGATCATAGTCTTTACGAATAGCTGTAATAATATTGAGATTCATTAAACCAATGCTAGTATAATCGTTATAGTTATAATCTACATTTTCTTGCAAAAATGATACGCCATTACCACCATGTGATACCATTATAGTCTTATCATCGTACTGTAATTCATTATGAAATTTATTAAAGCCGGGAATATCTCTACCCCCCGGAATGTTTTTAATTATAATTTTTTCACCAAGGAATGGTTCCAATTCTTTTGCAACAATCTCAGCCCAAATACTTGTTCCACTACCCGGACGCTGTGGAACTACGAACGTATAATCAGCAAATGCTGGTGAAGAGAACAATAGCATTGCAGCTAAAAATAATTTACGCATAATTCAATTTCCTTTTAGATCTTATACCTATTATAAAAGCTATCAGTGCCCCAATAACTATAGTTAAAAATATTGGCCTTGTTAACAAAGATTCAAATGTATACAGTGCACTAATCTGTAACGTTAAACCTTCAATCCTATCTGCTAGTATGAATCCAATGATCATCCCTGGTCTACTAAATTTATATATCTTTGCTATCAAGCCTACTATTGTAAATATACCAAGCATAGCAAAGTCTTCCCAGCCACCCGTATATCTTGTGCATGCCCATACGATGAATAGAAATATGATAGGAAAATAGTACTTATACGGAACTCGAGTAATTGCGCTAATATATCTTGTAAACAATAAACAAAATAGTCCAACTAAAACAGTAGCCCACATAAATCCGTATGTTAAACTATCAAAAAACTTTTGATCACTAACTAATTCCATAGCACCCAATTCAAACCCTAGATAAGAAAAGAGTGCCATAATCACAGCAGCATATTTTGCACCCGGTATACCAAATAAAACTGTAGGTATCATCGATGTAGCTTTTTGAGCATTGTTTGCTCCTTCTGGTCCGATCACACCTTTTATATTTCCATTACCAAAGTCTTCTTTAGGATTTGCAGCAACAGTTGCGCTATATGATATCCAGTCTGCAGCTCCTCCACCTAGGCCAGGCAATAATCCAATAAACGCCCCTATAAATCCACCGCGTAATGAATCCCATTTATTTTGCCAAACAGCTTTTAATCCATCCATAGTTTGTGTTAATTCATTAATACTTTTAGTTGATGTTTGCATTCTTTTAAGACCTAAGATTAACTCAGGTAAAGCAAATAATCCTGCAGCCACTGCCATTATTTGTATACCATTACTTAGGTAATCCCATCCCATAGTATATCTGTCTGCATTTGTTTCAGGATCTGTACCTACTAATCCTAACCCTATACCAAGTGATATAGCAATAAAGCTTCTAAACCACCATTTACCTGACACAAATGCTACAGTAGCAAGTGCTAGCATTGTAAATGCCCACAATTCAGGTATACCTAAAATCATAATTAATTTACTATACCACGGTAATAGAGCAAAGGTAAGTGTTCCCCACAGCAATCCATTAATAGTGCTAGTAGTGACAGCTGCAGTAATTGCATAGGTTGCTTTGCCTTGGCATGCCAATGGAAATCCATCAACCATAGTTGCTGCAGCGCTATTTGCGCCAGGGATTCCAAGTAAAACACCAGCGTAAGTATCACCAGTTGTACTAGCCGCAACAACAGCCATACAGAAAATAACACCAAGATAAGGATCATTAATAAAATAATGAATAAATCCGAATAATGCTACCAAACCAGTAGTGGCTCCAGCACTTGGAATAATCCCTATTAATAATCCATATAATGTGCCTGCTAATAGAGTATATAGTTCAATCACTTTTTACGCCATTCTGCATAAATTCTTTTACCATCCATACAACACTCTAATACAGTACAATTAAATTCTTCGGCCCACTCATAGTTTAATTCAATACTCCATGGAAAAAATATAATATCTTCAACGCCTTCCCATTTATGGTCATTTTGTCCTGGGTTTTGCCTCCAATATATACTACCGCCTTTTTTACACAACGATACGGCTTTTTTTACTTGAGGTTTTACTATGGATTCATTACCAAAATTAAGCGAACCTAAGCATAATACAACATCCCACTGATTACCCACACTATTAAAATTTTCAATATCTACACGTTCGTCAGCGGCATCATTAGCTGGATCAATACCATATAAATTTTTAGGGAAATATTTTTTAAATAAATTAAAACCACAGCCAATATCTAATATTGATTGATTATGATTTAATTTATCAAGTAGAGAATATCCTGTGATATTACGATTGTTATAATTAGGTTTCCATTTATACTCAAAGTAATTATTTAAAATGTTTTTCTGTTCCATCAGTAATTTTTTTCGCTAAATCATAAGGCAAATATGGGAATAGGAACGGCACAAAGGCATGAATGGTTCCAGTAATAAATACTAAGAGAGAAAGAGCATTAAAATACATCGCATATTTTAAATGCTTAAAATAACCTCCCTTAGTTTTTTTTAAATGATGAATATCAAATAGCATAATCTTTACTCCATGTTTTACCTTCTATTAAACCTAGTTCATCACATAATTCATCTGTAAAGGTACCATCTATTCTTAATGTATATCTAAAAGTAGTTTCTGCATCAACTCCATGATAATCTCTGTTATTGAAAAAATAACTCTTAGCACCATTTTCCAAATATATTTTTTCTTTTTTCTTTTCATTCCAAATAAAACTAGGTCTATAATCATTAAAAAATAAATTTATATTATGATCACTATGCTCTTGCATAGGCCAATCGCGATGAATGGCAACACCAGCTCCAGGATAGGTACAGAAAAACATAACTCTACCAACAACCTTAAAAGGTAAAGTTTTTATATATTCGCGCAATAATGGAAAGTGTTTCATTACTTCTTCATTATACACTCCACTCTCGGTTTTTTGTGTAAATTTATTATCCATAAGATATAAACCAAAAAACCATGGAATAGTTGCACCCATAGCAAAATAAGAGTAAAGATATGCAGATCTGAATGTTTTATTTTTTTCTAAAAGTTGTTGAATAGCCGTTAAATGACGGACATCTTTTGTATCTTTTAGAATTCTAGACCAGGATTTAGTTCCTAATCTTTTCTCTTCTTCAGGCGGAAGATCGCCAATAAACATACCCATCTTGAAATATTTTTCTGAAAGAGCTATTCCTTTACAGCACTCAATATGAAGATCATCATCTAGATTATGATTAATGTATTTGTCCATATTAACGATAGGAATATTATTTTTTCCTACGCCTTGAGTGCCTATTTCTTCATAATTAAAATGGTTGATTTTATGACCAAATAAATCAAAATTATCTAACATATTAATATTAGCTTTCAGTTTTTTTCTCAAATAAATGTTGTACGTTAAAATCAATACCGGTACCATAACCGATTACACATACATCTTCACCATTTATATGATATTCAACAATAGTAAAAGTACCTGTATCAGTATTAACAAATATGTATACTGGAGTTAGACTAGATTGTTGTTCTCCTGGTTTTCTTAAATCAGTAAGAGCTCCAATTAAAGCCTTTTCTCCTGCTGCAGTAATTACTTTGATAAGAGTATCTGGAGATCCACATTGAACTGGTTTCTGTCTCCACTCTGGTTCAGCAAATGCTGATGTAGCCCATAGCATTAGGAACATTATTAGATAGTATTTCATGACACCCTCCTTCGGGTAGGTTGCCGGATTCTGTTTCGAGGCTCCGGCGGGCCCAGAGATTATGCCGCTAGGCGCATCTCAGGAGCAAAGTTATCGTTTGCATTTACTTTTGTGATTCTCCACTGCCTTCACGTATCTGTCGATCCTATTTCGCCCCCATCATAAGCACACTATTCTTCAAACCAAAGGAGGAATTCAAAACTTCCTGTAATTTGATATAATACAAACATTAGAAAACAAAACCAAATTAACCAGAATAAGTAAAAACCTAAAAAGCGATATATCTTTTCCATTGGAAGGTATTTTTCAAATAATGTTTGGATATCCCATACATATTTAAATTGTATAAACCAACAGAACCATCTCACATATTTATTTGGTGTATTTTCCTTTGTTATCTTAGTCATATTTCCCTAGTGTGTTTATGGTGGAGGCGGCGGGTACTGCCCCCGCGTCCAGTCTACATCCATCCAGCTTCACTGAATCATTTTTATTTATATTATTATTATAACACATTTACATGTGAAAGTAAATATAACTAGTAGTGAGAGCGAATTATATCCTAAAATTGAGTCATATCTATCTAATCATAACAAAGGTAGATCAAGATGCCAGTAGCAGAGATTCTTGCCGGAATAGCTCTTGTAAAATCGTCAGTAGATTTTATTAAAAGCAATATTCAGACAGCCCAAGATATTGGGGAGATCGCAGGAGCAATTGATGGTCTTTTCAAAGGTACTGAAGAAGTACAAAAGAAAAGAAATAAAAAATCAGGTGTAGGTTTAAGAGATCAATTTGGTGTTCAATCTGTTGCACAAGAAATGATCGATGCAAAACTTGCTGAAGAAAAAATGCAAGAGATGCGCAATCTTGTTGATATGCGGTTTGGTCCTGGAACTTGGCAAGGTATTTTAGATGAGCGTCAAAAACGAATTGCCGAGGCAAGAGAAGCTCAAAGAATAGCTGCAATTAAAAAGAGACAGGAAGAAGAAGAATTTTGGGAAATGATTAAAATGGTAATGATTATTGCAGCCTGTACAATTATAGGTGGTGGCGGATTAATATATGTAGTATATTCAGCAGTTTAATATAGAAAGAAAAAAAAAATGTATATGGCTTTAGTTTTAGCTTGTCTTATATCTGATCCTAATCAGTGTGTAGTGCTAGAAGACCAGAGAGGACCATACAAAACATACGAAAGATGTGAAGCTCGGGCTTTAGAAATGTCCCAAGCTATACATTTAACTATGTCTGGTTTTAAGCCATACCAGTGGAAGTGTAAGCCAGTAAACAAAGGCCAATTGTCAAGTCAATGGTAATGTATGTCAGAGGTAATACTGTTGTCAATTATAGCACTATTAGTTGCCATACTTTTCTTTAACGCCTATCTTTATGATAGGACGTTAGAGGATATTCGAGCGCCACAAACACAATTAGAAAAAGAATTAATCGATCTTAAAGAGACCATTCGTCTTGCGAAGTATCGTGCACGTGCAGCTGAAGAATCGCATAATGAATCACCTTCATCAGATCCTTCCGATGATCATTTCTAGTACCCTTATTCCCATATCGCTGAGCATACTTCATTACATTGCCCATATTAAATCCAGTACCATGACCAGTATCATAGATAAACTCTGATGCCTGAAATCGTTTCTTAGAGTAATGTTGACTATATGTCGAAATAATATAATCAGCAATCTCATCAATATACATATCTTCGTTAAACTTGAATTCAGGTAAATCATTCTCTGGAAATAGATCTTTCATTATTTTTCCCATCTATAAAAAATATGGTTATCAATTGTCATTGTTTTTGTTTTTGTTGATGCCCATTCTGGTCTAACATAATCGGCATGATAATGAGTGGCGCCATCTGTAAAGTCGGTAAATTCTCCGTGATAGATTTTAAAAGCGATGGCACGAGCAAGTTCATACACACTAACGTCGTGATAAGAAATGCTATCAGACTTGCCATCACAATACCAACTAAATTGGCACCTGTGGCGAAGAGGTACCATAGTCCCATTTTGTTTCCACGATGGTCTTTCAGGTCCTTGCTTAACAACCTCACAATATGAATGAGGAAACCGAGAATCAAGAACACGGTTACGAGTGACAAGAGCGACACCAATCATTCCCCTATGTATCTGGTTACGAGCTTCGAAATATATATTATCTGCTAAACACTTTTGCTCAGACTCCGGAGAGTGAATATCACCAGCAATTGCTTCACCACCAAAGGCTGATTTACCGGTAACTAATCCCCCAAGAAAAGCAGTTGCCATGGCGGCAATAAAGACATAACGTTTCATTATGCATTTCCTTCTGCATCTCTGACAAGTGATAGAAGGTTTTTCAATTTACGTAATTCATCTGAAGTTAAACGAGTTATTTGCTTTTGAATATTCTCGTCTGAAAAATCAGTTGCTATGTTCTTAAGAACTGATTCTAAAGTTTTATAATGATAAACATATTCCATTATACTACCCTTCCATTTGCAATTAAGGAAGACATCATCAATCGAGCTTGCTTAAGGCGAGACTCGAGAAGCTTAATAACTTTTTCATTTGGAATTGGGCGAGCAGTTTCTTCCATTAGCCATTCCGGAATAACGCGAAGCATACGCTCGACACTTTCACGCTGTCTGTCAGGTGTTAGTGTATCAATCATTCGCTTATACTCTGCGTTTGAAATTGGCTTACTCATAATATATCTCCTCTTTTCATTTTATAGATATATTATATACTAGTTTTTAGCAAATGTACACAAAAAAGTGCACGAAAGTTTTGTATGAAATCAATAGCTTGTAATTTTTTTTAATCAAGAGTAGAATCAGATCCAGGACTCTGTGTGCACATTTGAGTCCTAGGGCAATGGAAATACTTATCCATAGCTACAGTAAGATCACCTTGCCCTGTCGCACCTCTTTCATATATACACATACGTTCGTCCGATTCAGGGTCGATATATTGTCGTTTTAGCCTACAATTAATAGTATTAGTAGTAGTTGGTGGAACTGCCTTACGTCTACACTCCATAGGTTCTAATCCTAATATTGTTTGTGGCCATCGTAGGGGATTTGTATTCCACAGGGTACAGTGGGTTTTATCTTCGCTACCAGTATAGGTTCGACCTTCTGCGTACGAAGTAGTAGAAGCCAAACAAAGTATTAGAACTAGATATTTAATGGCAAAATTCCTTAATCATCGGAAAGACTGGTTCTAGAACATCAGCACAGGCTCTTGCTAATTCGATGTGTTCTTTCTGCGTACCGTGTCCAGAGCGTAGCTCGATATAATGGATCCAGGACCTGATGGTTCCGTTAACATAGAGTCGAGATTCCATAATACCTTCTGGTAAAACCGAGCGAGCTTGTTCTTTGGCAATACCATTTTCGATTGCCCATTCATATGATTTCTTTGCTGCATTGACGACCTCTGCTTGTTGTTTGTACCAATCTAATTGTAAGTCAGGATCATTAATATCCAAACTATTTTGTCTGTTCTTTGTATCTTGAAGTCGTGCTTCTTTCATCAAGAAGTGTAAGTCTTGAGTTGGATCTGCATATCGCTGAGAAAACTCTTGGAATGAAAAAGATCTATGTCGTAATAGTTGACGAGCAATATCACGAGTAGTAGTTACTTCCAAGCAAGCGCTAACCATTTCGAAGGGCGACCAGTGTTTTTCTCGGATGAGATATCGTAATAGTCTTTCTGACGTTTCGGTATTGTCTTGGTTGGATGGATTCGAGACACGGGCTGTATACGCAATGATGTCCTGGAGACTTTCATCTTTTTCTCCCTTTGAATAACTAATCAGTTTGACTGTCATTATTTTGTCCTATTCTATCATAAAGGTTTTCACGAACGTCTACGACTTTTTCGCTTTGAATAATGTTTATGATTAGTTCTGTGAGATCTTTTTCCTTTTTTAAAAAGAAAAGCTTTTTTGTAATCTCTTCAAGTTCCTTTTCATAATACTCGATTTCCTTCTCCTTGCGAAGTCTTTGGTCAATCAAGTCTGTAATAAAAAGAATCTTGCGATCACTCATGGATTTAAAATACCCATCACATAATTCTCTGCAGCATTCTCTGCATAAATTTCACTGTGTTCATACAGAGGTCTACTCTCAACAAGTTTATTATCTCTGTACATATCAACATAAAATCCCATTTCATTGAGCATAACATTTGCCATTCTGTCAGCAAATTGTTCATCACCCCAGTAGGTGCTTATTGTCGGTCCTTTATATTTCATAGCTTAAAATCCGCAAATCTAGACATATCCTGGTGTGATTGAGATTTATCAAACACAGGCGTGTCATCGGTTAATGTTTGTTCCTGAATATCAACATCGTACAATCTCATCTTAGATCGGTCAACGCCGATAACGAAACGCTTATGTGCTGTTGGGTCATTATAACGATTCTTTAATTGTTTGACCATCATCTGACCCAGGTTCTCAAGTTCTTCAGTTGAGATAAGAGCGAACATGAGATCCGCCGTAGCTGGTAAGCCGAAAGACTCAGATGTATCTTCCAAACCGACATCAGAATTGCCATAGCCCGACCTCGTCGTTTGAGTCGCCGAGAAAATCGGTACATTAAACTCCACCGCCAGTCCTCTAAGTTCCTCAGCAATCGCTTTAATATATGTATAAGAATTGATCGATCCTCCCA